ATCTTAGAATGCCTGCTCAGTTGACTTTGGCTGCTTTTGCTATTATGATTAAGTTGGCTATCAAGTCAGGAAATTACACTAATCAAGATATCGCAAGGATGTTTGTGATAGCACATGAGGTTTGTACTCCTTTGATTGCTTACAACGGTACTCTTATGAGGTTTTTGGGAACTAATCCCTCAGGCCAAAATATGACCGTTTACATCAACAGTGTAGACAATTCTCTTTTGCACAGGTTGAGTTTCCGTTCTGCTTACTCTAAGGGGGAGTTAAAGGAAATTGGTGCTAAGTTGAAGTTGGGCAGGCCAGCTCGTTTTAGAGATTTGGTAGCTTTGGCTACATATGGAGATGATGCTAAGGGTAGCGTCAGACCAGGGTATGATAAATTTAATCATGTATCTATGGCCAATTACATGGCAGCAAATGATATGAAGTTTACTATGCCCGACAAGGAGTCAGATCCTGTTCCTTTCATGAACAGATATGATGCTGAATTTTTGAAGAGGACGGATCGTTTTGATGAGGAACTAGGTGTTTATGTTGGAATGCTCTGTGAATCTAGCATCTTTAAATCTTTGCACTCAATTTTAAAGTCTAAGGTAGTATCACCACGTGATGTTTCTGCAATGAATATTGAGGGGGCTCTTCGTGAGTGGTTCTTCCATGGAGAAGAGAAATTTGAGATGCGTCGTTCTCAGATGCAAGAGGTTGCTGAAAGAGCAGGTTTATTTGTGCGTGATCTTGATAAGGATTACGCTACTCGTGTTGAGGAGTGGAAGAATAAATATGTCCCTCAGTCAGGTTCTCATATTAACAAAGCAGAAGATGCACTGAAAGTTGAAGTTAAAATGCAATTTGGTACACCAACCCTCAGTGATGAGCCAATCATGATCCCTAATTTGGGGTGTCCTGATTTGGTTTATGTCCATCCTAAATTCATTCTCTTGGTTGAGACTAAGGTAGTGAATGGCAAGAGGTCAAATTACAAGAAGGTTGTGTCCCAGGCTATTAAGTATTCTACTGCTATGCACATTTTGAGGCCTGATGCGACTGTTGTTGGTGTTATTTACACTGAGAATGGTTTTGAAGTTGTTAAACACTTTGGAGGTTCAACATGTCCTAAGCGATATGCTAATGTGTTGAATTCTGCGATGTGCAACAATGGTGCCCTTAATAAGTAAGGGAATTTGGACCGTCATGTCGTTAAACTGTCTGGGGGCGGAACTATCTGTCATCATTAATCTAAGGATGAACCAAAAATAGTAGGGTATGTATGGATGACGGATGTTTTATATGTGTGGTAACTACCTTATATACATAACGCT